CTCAGATCGGCTTCGATCTGGTCAACACGATCCTGGCAACCGACATTGCGTCGGGCGCCCGTACCGTGCCTGTCAACCTCGGTGAGCAAGTGTGGGGCAGCGACGGCAAGCGTTATGTCTTCGCCAAAGCCAACGCATCGATCACTGCATCTACGGCCGTGTGTACGGTCGCTCCCACGACCTTCCTCGCGACGGCTTCGGGCGGTTTGTACCTGTCTCCGGCTACCAACATGGTGACCGGCGATTACGGCTGGTTCAGCATCGCTTCGGTCTAAAACAGCTTTTCTCCCGTGGGTCTTGGGGCGTCGATTCTGGCGCCCCTTTTTTCACGGGACACCTTACCCATAACAGGAGAAAAGAATGTATCAAGCACTGGAAAGTGACACGCAGAACCCGAAGGCCGGACTGTATGTCGAGTTCTTCCCCGGCAAGCGTTACAACGAATTCCGCAGTAAAGAAACGGGCAAGCCAGAGTTCGATCTGGTACCGATGATCAAGAAGTGCAACCCGGGCGATCCGACGAACATCATCGAACGGCCGGCACGCGACGACGACAAGGATGAATGGCCGGGACAGTGGGCGGCATACGAGCGCCGCACGTCCTACCGTCCCGAGTCGGGCACGCCGGTTGAAGACTGGCCGCGTCTGGATGTGGCGACGGTCGCCAAGCTGAAAGCGCTCGAATTCCACACGGTCGAGCAGTTGGCCGAATGCTCGGACCAGCAATGCCAACGCATCGGCATGGGCTGCTACGAGCTGCGCACGAAGGCAGCGGCATACATCGCAGCGGCGAAAGACTCGTCGCTCGCGCAGAAGCAAGCCGAAGACCTCGCGTTGCGCGCTCAGGAGATCGAAGACCTGAAGGCAACGGTTCTGCGTCTCGGCTCGCAGTTGGAAGCAATGCAAGCGCTGGACCCCGAAAAGCGCGGCCCCGGCCGCCCGCGTAAAGAGGCGTAAATATGTCGTCGACCATGTTGCAGCTTGTGCAGCAAGCCACCGCGGAATTGGGTCTTGCTGTGCCGTTCTCAGTTGCGGGCAATACCGCCCAAGACACGACGCAGCAACTTGCACTGCTCAATGCGGTCGGCTACGAATTGATCCGGGAGCCTGCATTTAATTGGCAGGCGCTAACCACTGAATATCGTTTTACCAGCCAGTGGACGATTCAGACTGGCAACGTCACGAACGGCTCAGCTGTCATCACGGGTATCCCGTCGACGGCTTCTATCGTGGCCGGCACGTACATGGTGACCGGCAACGGTATCAATCAAGACACCTATGTCCAGTCGGTCGACTCGCCCAATCAGATCACGATGAGCCAGCCGGCCGCGGCGAGTGGCACGGCCGTTTCGCTGACGTTCGCGCAAACGAAATATGCGTTCCCGGTTGACTATCAGCGGATCATCGATCGCACACAATGGGACAAGTCGAAGCACTGGGAAATGCTCGGACCAGAAAGCCCGCAGCAGTGGCAGTGGCTGAAGTCAGGCTATATCGCGACTGGCCCGCGCATTCGTTGGCGCATCTTAGGCAACACATTCCAAATTTGGCCAGGCGTCAGCACGTCGGAATACCTAGGCTTTGAGTATGTCTCGAAATACTGGGTAACGGATGTCAGCGGGGCGGCGAAAGGCTCATTCACTAGCGATTCCGATACGTGCTTGTTCGACGATCGGCTTATGGTCGCAGGCCTGAAACTCAAATATTTCGGCATAAAGGGCTTCGAAACTCAGATTCTGCAAGGCGAATACGACGACATTCTTTCGTCAGTCAAGGGCGAAGAGCAGGGTTCGCCCATGCTCTCGCTCGCGCCGCGCGTTTCGAGTTATCTGCTTGGACCTGAGAATATTCCGGATTCGGGCTTTGGAGTCGCGCAACCGTGACGAACATTACCGGTATCGCAGCAGCGGCTCAGCGGAGACGCCGGCAGGCCCAGGGCCAGCGCTCGGCAACGGTAAATATGCCGGCGCCTATCGGTGGCTGGAACGCGCGTGATTCACTAGCGGAAATGCCTCCGCAAGATGCGGTAACGCTCACTAACTGGTTTCCGACGACATCCGATGTGATGGTACGCGCCGGCTATACGAAGTGGGCGACAGGACTTCCGACGCAAGTCAATACGCTTATGCCGTTCAACCCGGCAAGCGGTACACATCGTCTTTTTGCTGCATCTGGAACTGGCATCTACGATGTCACGAATGGTGGGACGGTCGGCGCGGCAGTTGTTTCCGGTCTGACGAGCGATAAATGGTCTTATACCAACTTTGCAACAAGCGCTGGTCCGTTCTTAGGTATTGTGAACGGGCAAGACGGTTACTACGTCTATAACGGAACCACTTGGCAGAGCGTTACGGCTGTTTCGGCGCCCATCTCGATTACGGGCGTCGATCCGACGACGTTGAGCTTTATCACGTCATTCGCTCAACGCGTCTGGTTCATCCAGAAGAATTCGCTTAACGCCTACTATCTGCCGGTAAGCAGCGTAGGCGGCGCCGCGCAGCAGTTTCCACTGCAGGCAATATTCCGTCAGGGCGGTTCCCTCGTAGCAATGGGGGTTTGGACTGTCGACGGCGGATACGGCATGGAGGACAACCTTTGCTTCGTTACCTCAGAAGGTGAGGTTGCGGTCTATCGCGGCACAGATCCGTCTCAGGCATCCACTTTTCAACTCGTCGGCGTCTATCAGCTCGGTTCTCCGATGGGGTTTCGTTCGTTCCTGAAATACGGTGGCGATTTGCTCTACATCGGGAAAGACGGTCTGGGACCCCTTTCCGCAATGTTGGCGTCAACGCGCGTTAATACTCAGGTCAATCTAACCGGGAAGATTCAGGGAGCGATTTCTGAAGCGACAAGTCTCTACGCTAACGCATATGGTTGGTGCATGGTCCTGTTCCCACTAGAGAACATGATCATTCTTAATGTTCCCGTTAGCGTCGGCCAGCAGCAACAGTACGTGATGAACACCATTACTGGAGCGTGGTGCAACTTCACCGGCTGGAATGCGAACCACTGGGAACGCTTTCAAGACCAAATCTACTTTGGCGGCAGTGGATATGTCGGGCTAGCGTGGAATGGGTCCAGCGATGACAGCAGCAACATCAACGCACTAGCACAACAAGCTTTTAGCGAATATGGAACTCCGCTTCAAAAGCGTTTCACGATGATGCGCCCGATCCTCTGGACGAACGGCGCCCCTGCATTGGCTGCCGGAATCAACGTCGACTACGACCAGAACGTCCCTAACTCAACACTGAACTATCTTCCGACAAGCTTCGGTCTATGGGATTCGGCCGTTTGGGATTCGTCAATTTGGGGCGGCTCGCTTCAAATTGTCAAGGCATGGCAAGGCGTAGTCGGCATAGGCATGACAGGATCTCCAACGCTAAAGGCCGCCGCAAATGGTACGGAAACGCATTGGGCTGCCTCTGACATCGTGTTCGAGACGGGCTGGACAGTATGAAGCGAATTGTTTGGGATCAGGCGGAGCGCGTTATGCGCTTCGTGGCTGAGCGCGTCGGTGAGCCTGAGTTTCACGGCTATTCGGCTATAGGCCTTGAGCGTGATGGGGAACTCGTCGCTGGTGTCGTTTATGAGCAGCACACCGGCCCGAACGTAATGATGCATGTTGCATCGGACGGCTCACGCTACTGGATGACCCCGGCTTATATGGCTGCTTGCTTTCGCTATCCGTTCCTTCAGCTCGAAGTGAATCGCGTTACAGGCCTCGTGCGGTCGGATAACTCGGACGCACAACGATTCGACGAAGCGCTTGGTTTCAAGCCGGAAGGCATATTACGAGAGGCCGCGTCAGACGGCACAGACATGATTCTTTACGGGATGCTCAAACGGGAATGCCGCTATCTCGACGGTAAATATTACGACGCGCTCCTTAAGGGACTGAAATGAGCATCTTCAAGCTGTTTAAATATCTTCTCATCGACCAGTTCATGCTTTGGGGCGGTGGCGGAAAGGGCGGCTCTGCGCCGTCTGCGCCTGATCCGAACGTCGTAGCAGCTGCGACGACCAAGACGAACACGGATACGGCTGCATTTAACAAAGCGCTGAACCTAAACAACTATTCGAACCCGTTTGGCTCTCAGCAGACAGTTCAAACGGGAGTCGATCCGAAGACGGGCGCGCCGATCTATAACACCCAGGTAAGCGCGAATCCTCAACTTCAGGGCGCTTTGAATGGTCTTCTTGGCCAAGCATCGAATAGCGGGCAGGTCAACCAAGATGCGCTTGGCGGCCTCTATTCGCTGAATAACAACTACAACAATCTTGGAAGCCAATTTTCCGGCCTTGCTCAGCAGCAACTTGGCCTGAATCAAGGCATCACCGGCTTGCAAAGCCAATATGGAAGCATTGGCCAAGGGCTTTCAGGACTTAACCAAGAATACGCCAATCAATCTGGCGCGCTCGGGAATCTCTCGTCCCAGTATGGCAATCAGGCTTCGGCGCTGGGTGGCCTAGGATCGCAATATTCGAATCTCTCTAATGGTGTTGGCGCGCTTAATAACTGGTACGGCACACTCAACAGCCAACTTGGGGGTCTTGGTTCCCAATTAGACCAAGGCGCAGCGAAAAACGCGCAGCAGCAGGGTCAAAACGCTGCATACGCGGCACAAACGCAATATCTCGACCCTCAGTTCTCGCAGCAAGGCGAATCGCTGAGCGCGCAATTGGCAAACCAAGGTCTTACGCCGGGTTCGCAGGCATATAACAATGCCATGACGAACTTCAACAACACGAAGCAGCAGGCATATAGCAACGCGCAGAACCAGGCGATCATGACCGGTTCGCAACTTGGCGCGCAGAATCTTCAAAACCAAATTTCCGGCATCAATACTCAGGCCGGTCTGATGGGCCAGCAGAGTTCGAATCTGTTGAACTCTGCGAACCTGTATGGACAGCAAGGGAATATGCTTGGGGCCCAGGCCGGGTTGATCGGGCAGCAGTCCGGCCTCACTGGTCAGCAAGCTGGACTCGTCGGGCAACAGGCCGGCATCACGGGACAACAAGCCGGTCTGTACGGACAGCAAGCCGGGATCACTGGACAACAAGCGGGCTTGTATGGGCTGCAAGGCAATAACATCGCTGGCGCCGGTTCGCTCTATGGACAGCAGGGAAATACGTATGGAGCGCAATCAGGTCTGATGGGTCAGCTTTCATCGAACGCGAACCTTCCCTACTCGCAACTCGGAAGTATCGCCAGTCTGATTCCAGGCTACTCGGGCACTGGACAATCTAGCGCCAATCCGGCTGATATTGCTGGCCTATATAACAACCAGTATCAATCGCAACTCGCGAACTACAACGCGCAACAACAGAGCTCTAACAACACTATGAGCGGGCTATTCGGTCTTGGTTCGGCCGGCATCATGGGTCTTGCACTGTCTGATCGACGGGCCAAACGGGCCATCAAGCGCGTTTCGACATGGGTGAATGGATTAGGCGTGTACACCTATCGTTATATGTGGGAACCGAAACACATTCGCCATCTTGGATTCATGGCTGACGAAGTGAAGAAACTCGCTCCGTTTGCCGTGGTGCGTGGTGCTGACGGCTTTGACCGTGTGAATTATCAATTGGCAGGGAGCGCGCGATGAACTGGGGCGGATTGATCGGCGGTTTAGCTGGTGGGCTTGGCGGTATGGCGCTTACAGGAAGCGGCGTTGGCACTGCGGCCGGCGCAGCTTTAGGCGGCGGATTAGGCGCTGGCGTCAGCGGCGGCAATGTGGGTCAAGGAATTGCTCAAGGCGGCGGCATGACAGTTCCAATGCTGCTCGCAATGGCAAAGCAAGGTCAACAGCCACAGTCAGGCGGCCAAGCCGGATTCTCGATGCCTCAGCAGCCAATGCAACCTGTCCAATATGGAGCGCCGTCTCCGTCATATCAAAACGCGCTGGCACAAGCGCTAGCTCAATACCAGAGGTAAGACATGGCCGGTCCTACTAGCGGAATGACGATCCTTCCTCAGTTTCAGGGAGACGCCTACACGCTTCAGAACAAGCAAGCTCTTGCTCAAGCTCTGATGCAACAATCCTTCCAGCCGCAGAATACACAGGCGGTCGGGTCTGGACAATACACGGTCGTTCCGAAATATAGTCCGCTCGGCGGTATGGCCCAACTGGGTCAGGCACTCATGGCTGCTAGGATGCAGAACGATGTCTCGCAGGGGTATAACCAACTCGGACAAAACCAATGGGCGGCGCTGACTGGTTCTCCCGCTTCGTCAGGTGTGGGCGGGGCGTCTGATGGTTCGTCGGGATCTGGCTCGACTCCGCAGGCACTCGCTGGCGCGCTCGGCGGCAGCGGATCACCTGCGCAACCTGCCCCACAGCAACAGGGCGGCTTGCTCTCACCTGGCGGCCCGCTTAATCCGAACGGTGTTCCGGTACAGGGTCTAGCTACAGCATGGATGAGCGGACCAGAAGGCCAGAGGGAAGTCATCAAGCAAGCGATGGCTGGATATGCGCCGACCGCTGCGACTCTCGCGGCGCGTCAGGGCGGTTTTGACTCGGCTCAGGCGAATCGGGCTCAGTTCCAAAAGGACAGCTACGTCGCGCCGATCACCGGCACTGGGATCATGCGCAACCCGTTCAACCCGTCGCAGCCTGTCGCGTTCAATCCGGAAATCCCGGCCGGCGCTCAGCCGCTTTTCGACGCATCGGGCAACGTCGCGAAGGTGCAGCCGATCCAAGGCGCGCAAGGCGTCATGCAAGGCAACGCCGCGGCAAGTGCAGCTGGTGGTGCTCAGTTCAAGCCGGTTCAAGTGTTCAATCCGGCGACGAACCAGATGGAATATTCGAACGAGGCCGCGGTAACAAATCCGTCTGCTCCTGCTCCTGTCCGCAATAACAATCCCGGCGCGATGATGCCTGGCGGAAAACTCGCGCAATACCCTGATATGCAGACCGGCCTCGCAGCCCTGGATGGCAACCTCGCGAGCTACGGCAAGCAGGGCGTCAATACGATTTCCGGCGTGATCTCGAAATGGGCGCCTCCGAACGAGAACGACACGCAGGCGTATATCAAGGACGTTTCGCAACGTCTAGGCATTCCGCCGAATCAGAAGATCGACCTGTCGAATCCGCTGCAACGTCAGGCACTGTCGACGGCGATAGCGCTTCACGAAAACGGCCCGTCTGGCGTATTTGGTGGCGGCCAAGCTGCTCCGTCTGGTCGGCCGGCCGCGAGCGCTCCGATGGGAGCGCAAGCTAATGCGGAAGCGCTGGTAAAGGGACAAGTCGACACGATGCAAAAGTCGTATCAGAACCTGCAAACGGTTCGCTCTGGTGCACCGGCCGCGCTTCAGGATGTCGACAACATGATGAAGCTGGCGAAGGGCGCATCCATCGCTACGGTAGGTCCGGCAGGCGCAAAACTGGCTGGTCTTTTCAGCGCGGATGCGGCTGAGTATGAGAAATCGCGCGATAACCTTGTAACGAATCTCGGTTCTCAGCTTGGCATAAATTCCGACGCAGCCCGCGATCTTGTGTACGGGTCGATCCCCTCATATGGCGCGCCGAAGCAAGCCGTTCAAAACGGGCTTGATACGCTTCGCGGACAGATCCAGACGCGTCTCCTAAAGTCGGATTATCTGTCCGATGCGTATTCGTCCGGTGATGCGAAAGCCTATAACCAGCGTGAAAATCAGTTCGACCAGAAGATTACGCCGGCTATTGCAAACGTCGTCGCTATGCCTGCCGGTCCTGAACGAGCCGCGGCCCTCCAGGCAGTGGCGAAGAACCCTGCGATGCGTGCTCGTCTCGAATGGGCAGCACAAAACGGAATCCTGAAATGAGTGCTCTCGACGATATCATTGCGCGCGACTCTGCTCCGCAGCAGGCGTCTCCGCTCGACGCTATCATTGCGCGGGATTCCGCGGTCCCGGCTCATCTGGCATCGGCGCCCGCAGCCGCACCAGCGCAACAGGCTCCGCAGCCAGGCATGCTCGCCTCGCTCGGGGCTGGCCTCGGTCATGGATTCGGTAGCACGGTTCTCGGAGCACAGGAACTGCTCGGCAAGGGGCTTAGCGCGGTCGGATCAGACCACGTAGGCCCTTGGCTGGTGAACGATGCGCAACAGGGCGTCAAGAATCTGGCATCTCAGAACCAGCCTTATGCCGAAGCGAATCCGATCACGAACACTGTAGGCAATATCGGCGGCAACATCGGTGCAACGGCGCCCCTCGCTGCATTGGCGCCGGCCGCAGCTACTGCAAGCGCTCTCGGGCGCATCGGGACTGGTGCAGCATTGGGCGCAGCTAGTGGCGCGATGGCGCCTTCTGACAGCAGCAATCCGGACTACTGGGGCCAAAAGGCAAGCCAAGCCGGAACAGGGGCTGCATTCGGCGCAGGCGGCTCCGTTTTGGCTAACGCCCTTGGCAAGGTGATTACCGGCGCGACTGGCACGGCTCAGCGGCAACTCGCAGATGCTGGCGTTACTATGACTCCGGGTCAAGCGCTAGGCGGTGGATTTGCGCGTACCGAGGAAAAGCTGACAAGCGTTCCGATTCTCGGTGACATGATTAAGAACGCTCAGCAACGATCCGTACAAAGCTTTAACAAAGCCGTCTATAACGACGTTCTCGCGCCGATCGGAAAGACGTATGACGGACCGGTAGGAACGGATGCAGTCCAAGCGGTAAAGTCACAGATCAGCCAAGCATACGACGGCGCGCTGTCTAAGATGACGTTCAAGGCGACTGATCCTGCATTCCAGAGCGATATCACGAATCTTACGGGCCTCGCTCAGAATCTTCCTGCTCAGCAGCAGCAGACATTCACGAACATCCTCAAGACCCAAGTTTTCGGAAAGCTTGGGCCGCAAGGGAACATGGATGGACAAACACTGAAAGGCGTTCAGGAAGAACTAGGGAAGGCTGCACGCGGGTACAGCACCGATCAATCCTACGACACTCGCCAACTAGGCGCAGCTGTCGGTGAAATCAGAAACGCGATCGACTCATCGTTGTCGCGCTATAACGCTCCGCAAGACGTTCAGGCGCTGGCTAATGCAAATGCGGCCTATGCGAAATATGTGCGGCTGCGCGGCGCTGCTGGTTCGCAAGGCGCCATGAATAACGATGGCATCTTCACTGCGGGTCAGCTTCAGAACGCGGTGCGTAGCGCGGACAAATCGGTTGGCAAGGGATCGACCGCGACCGGAAACGCGCTCATGCAGGACTTGTCTCGCGCAGGACAAAGCGTCCTCGGGTCGAAATACCCGGACAGCGGAACGCCGGGACGTGCGGCACTTATGGGGCTGATTGGGGCGCTTGGAGGCGGTGGAGCTGCGGCGGCTGGATTCGGTGCTCCGACGTTGGCGGCTGGCACCGCTGCAACACTCGCTGCGCTTCCGTACACAGGTTTAGGCCAGCGGGCGGCGCAAGCGGCTCTTATGGCTCGCCCATCGTTTGCCCAACCGGTAGGCCAATTCATTCAGAAAGGTGCGTCTCCCTTCGCGGCTGCGCTTGGCGCGGCTCTCGTGAACCACTGACTTTATTGCCGGGATTGCCCCGACGATGGCGGAAGAGATCGCAATCTGCCAAAACTGATCATTACTCATTCTTTATCCCTCAAGGGCCGCCAAGCGCGGCCTTTTTCATTTTAGGTGACGCAATGCCATTTAACGGAAGTGGTGTGTTTTCGCTCGTCGCTGGAAACCCGGTCATCACCGGCACCACGATTAGCTCAGCTTGGGCAAACAACACGCTCTCGGATATTGCCAATAATGGCCTCACGAACTGTCTTACGAAGGATGGCCAGCAGATGCCAACTGCCAATATCCCGATGGGCGGCTTCCGCTTAACTGGTCTTGGTAACGGTGTCAACCGCGGCGACTCCGTAAGTCTAGGTCAACTTCAGGACAATGGCGCTGAGATTCTCGGTTCTATCAGTGGAACGGGAGACGTTATTGTCGCTGCTTCTTCGCCATCGATCACGGCGTATGCGACCGGTTCGAAATTCATCTACACGCCGACGCTTACCAACACGGTAGCGGCTCCGACGATCAATATCTCAGCAGTCGGCGCCAAGACGATAACGCAGTCTAATGGCTCCAGTCTATGGGGCGGTGCACTCGTCGTCGGAACGCCGTATGAGCTGTATTACGACGGTGCGAACTTCCGCGTTCAGTCGGGCCAGCTCGGCGCATCGATCGGTTCTGGCAGCCCTTATGCGCTTCGGAATCGGTTTATTGATGGTGGGTTCCAACTGTGGAACGCAAGTACATCGGTCAGCCTCACATCGGGGCAGACGCTGTATACCGCCGATATGTGGTTCGCTTCTATGCCGAATGGCTCGGCTACGATTTCGCAAGGAACATTTGCCCCCGGAACAGAACCGGCCGGCGTCACTACTCCATGCCCCAACTATCTGTCTTTCAATCAGACGGTCGCTACTACAGCTGGTTTGAACCCGCTTCTTGGCCAGCGAATTGAGTCTGTCTCAACGCTTCAGGGCAGAACAGCCACATATTCCATTTGGCTATGGGCAGCTGCTCCGGTCACTATCACTACCATCAATTTTACGCAGTCGTTCGGATCAGGCGGCTCTACATCTGTTACCACGCCTGCAACTGTAAATTGGAGCGTCACGACGACGCCTCAGCGCTTCTCTCTGGCTATCGCGATTCCTTCGATCGTCGGAAAAACGGTTGGAGCGAACAATTTCCTAGCGATCCTTCTTAATCTGCCGTCCGGCGCGACCTTCACCATCAATACCACTCAATGGCAAATGGAAGATAGTCCGGTTGGTACCCCCGCGACGGGACTTCCGACTCCTTTTGAATCCCGACCGATCTCATTAGAACAGTCTTTGACGAATCGTTATTTTCAATATCTTTCTTTCCCACCTGGATCACCTTTCGCTCCCATCACTGTTACAAGCACCACAGGGGCATTTTCAGAAATAGTCGTTACCTCGTTACGAACTACGCCAACTGTCTCGGCTGGAGGCGCAGGTAGCTTGCGTGCAAGTGGCAATCTCACATGGTCTAGCTCTACGCTTAGTATGTTTGGCCCAAATGTGATTGGCATCTCTCACACAATTACCGGCGCGACTGTTTGGCAAACTGGTTATTCATTTTTCAATGGAAGTGTTGGATCAATCTCACTCGATGCGAGGCTGTGATGCAATATCAACTTTATAAGAATCCATTTACTGGTGAAATCGACGAACATTCGATTTTTATGATCGATGATAGTGGTCAGGTAAGTTGGGTTCCTGATGTAAGTAGGTTTTGGCAAGACTATCAAGACTGGCTTGCTGCGGGAAATACGCCGCTTCCAGCGCAATAATAAACAGCCGCCGACAGAGCGGCTTTTTTACGGGGCTTGGAATGCCAATACACGAAGAAATAGCGTCGGCGATTCACGCCCTTTCAGCCTCGATGGATCAGAGGCATCTCGAAAACATCACGGCTCAATCTGTAACGGAGAGGAAAGTGGACGAGGTAATTCGCAGGGTCGATGACCTTCATAAGGCCTTTCCGGGCGGTGACTGGGAAGGGCACAGACGGTATCACGAAGGCTTGATTAGGAAGATGGAAGCTCGGACCGAGTTCTATGAAGACTTGCGGTCCGAGCTTGCGAAGAAAGGCGTATGGGCCGTTCTCGTTCTGGTCGGCCTCGCTATGTGGCAATTCTTGAAAACCAAGGTGACATCGTGACTCTTTCCCCGAACTGGCGAACTACCTATAAACGATATTCGGTGTGGGCTCTGGCTGCAAGTACCGCGCTTCAGGTTGTGTGGGGCGTCGTACAGAATCCCCCAATGTGGGCGGTTCTGGTTGCCAATGGTCTTATAGGTGGACTCGGACTTATCGGTTCGTATCTGGCGCAGCCTGAAGTGATCGGTGGGACTGATGCCAGCGTTACAGAGTAGACCGGGTAAGAAATCCCTAGCCGCCCTTATCGGCACGACGGCCGCGGCGGTGCTGGTTTCCGTTACTTCGTCTCAGGAAGGCGTAACGCTTCGGCCGTACGATGACCGGCTCGCCGGAAACCTGCAAACGGTATGCTTTGGCGAAACCAACGTCGAGATGCGCGACTATTCTTTGTCCGAATGCAAAGAGATGCTGGCGGATAGCCTGGCGGGATACGCTCAAGCCGTCCGCGACTCGACGCCGGGATTCGACAGCCTGACAGACGGGCAGAAGGTCGCCGTGATCGATCTGGCATACAACACCGGGCTTGCGAACTACAAAGGCTCCACGCTTCGGACGATGTACATCCAGAAGCGATTCCCTGAAGCCTGCGAGCAATTCGCACGCTGGCGCTTCGTGCGCGGGAAGGATTGCGCCATCGCTTCGAATAAGTGCTCCGGGATTTGGAAGCGTCGACAACTTGAACGAGCAGCGTGCAGAGGCGAACGATGAACCCACTACTTCTGACCGGCATTGCCGCGGCAGTTATCGGCGTCGCTCTCGGCTTCGGTACTGCGCATACGATCGGCGCCGAGCAACTGGCAAAAGAGCAGGCCGCGCATCAATCCGACCTCGCCAAAATCAACGCGGCTTCAGCGAAAGCGCTTGCTGATGCGATTTCGAAGCAGGAGGCGGCGCAAAGCGATGTGGCCACGATACAGAAGCAATTCGACAATGAGGTTGCGAACCATGCGAAAGATTCCCTTGATTATCGCGCTCGCCTGTCTGCTGGAACTGACCGCGTGCGCGTCCGGATCGCCAGTTGTGCTCCCGCCGCCGCAAGTGAAAGCGCCGTCGCCTCCGGCAGCTCTGCTGGTCCCGCCGCCTATGGCTACCTCGACGGAACGGTTGCAAGCAGCGTTTTCAAAGTAGCAGCCGACGATCAGGCCGAAATCGACAAGCTCACCGCATTGCAGGCGTATGTGCGAGCAATGCAGGAGCAGGGGTTCATCAGTCATTAGAACCTGTATTTCACATCAACCACGGTTGCACCTTTATAAATCGGGGGGCTCGTTTTGTCACCGACCCATCCTGGCATAAAGTAATGCTTTAGTGAAACTGTGAAAGGCCCGCGCCCTACGCCAACACCGATCACGAATCCAGGCTGCAAATTCTGAGGTGTATGTACGTGCAATGTCTGCGGAGCGGTGTTCTGGTCAACCTGCCAGTTATATACATTCACATTCCATGTCGGCCGATAGATGAATAGTCCGCCTTCTGCAGACAATTTCCATCCCTGAATACGGGTCCAAGGGGCGACAGTAAGAGCAATACCTTGTACGTTTCCGTTACCTACGAACTGAGCGAGGGGCGCATTGTATCCGACCTTAGTAATAAGCGTCTTCGACCCCAAGTCGTAGTTTTCATCGACCGGTGTGCATGCGCAGGTACTTGAGACATGGCCCAAATGAACATAATCTGCATGCCAATCGATACCCGACGAATTGGCCGAGTAGAGTTCTCCGGTTAGGCCAGCGGAAAATCCGTAGGTCTTCGTATTCAGAACGTGCGGCAAGCCCAACTGATACCATCGCCCATCACCGGCAGTCGTATAGTTACTAGAGCCTATGCCGACCTCAAATGACACCGCGTGAGCAGCAAGAGGCACCATCAGAAGCAACCCGACGAATTTCATCGCTGTATTCCTCGTGTAAATAGAAAAAGCGCCGTCTATTGCGGCGCTGTAAGTACTTGATTTGAAACGTGCGAGACTGTGCATTCTCGTGCATCTTTTTGATGCCGAGAAAATCTCTTAACTATTTGAATTGATTAGGAAAACAGTTGTCGTAGAGGCTTTACGCGGGAGGCAATGGAAATCGGCCGCAAAGCCTTATGCAGCAATCCTCCGTTTAGAATCGGCTAGTATTCGTTGCAATGGATCAAACGGCAAGCTTCACTTCGACCCACTCCGCTCCTCGCACATCCCGGTACATTTCGGTCATGCTGGCCGACTTATGTCCAAGGATCGCTTGCGCGAACTCGGGGCTGTATTGCTCAGCGTAAAGCCGGGCCGCTAGGCTGCGCAGCTCATGAAACGATGCTGGCGTCTTTCCTTCTTCCCACTTCACGTCGGCCGCTGTTCTCGCCAGACGAAAGCCGCGCGTGAGCGAATCAGGGTCGACCGGATAACCCGGCTTCTGATTCCCGACGACCCTCGCATGGTGAATCATCGATTTCGACACGACCTTATCCCGGCAGCGCTTGATTACGTCTTCCAGAGATAACC